TTGCTGCTTGTGGAAGATTCCACTTAGCACGAAAAAGATTTTCATTTGCTTCCTGAACATTTTGTGGAGTAGTTTTAACACTACCCTCTTTAAGATCTTGATAATTTGGTGGTTTATTTATCATTTAAACTTTACCTCTATCATGATTTCAGTTAAAGCAGCAAGAAGATTTATTTCTTGATCTGCTACAAAAGCCGATTGGTACTGATACTTCGCCACAACAAGTACACAAGCAGCGATACTGGGACCATCCAGATGTTCATATAAAGCATCATACACCATACGAAGAATACTACTGGCATCATTATCAAGATTGGCAACAACCCATTTACGAACTTCCGGAAAGTTCTTTTCTTTGAGATATTTAATGAGATCATTTACTTTTATATCAGAGAAGGTGGCAAGAATTGCAGAGTCTATTTTACCAGATACAGAATATCTTTGGCATTCGTTCAAAACTCTCCTGTAATCAGGAAAGTGCTTATTTATCAGTTGAACGAGAACCTTATCATCTGCCTCAACTTTTTCTTGATCCAGGATCTTTTTGAGCCTTTCAAAGAACTTTGATGCAATTTTTGGTCGGTCTTTGGACTTAATACCAAACTCGATAACGGCACATCTGGAATGGAGTGGTTCGATGATTTTGTTTTTGTAGTTGCAGGTGAAGATAAATCGGCAGTTACCATAAAATGCCTCAATATTAGCCCGTAGAAGGAGTTGTACATCGTTGGTTGTGTTATCACATTCATCAATGATGATGACTTTATGTTTACCAGTTCCTTGAAGTGAGACGGTCGAAGCAAAGTTCTTTGCTTGGTTCCGTACCGTGTCCAGAAATCGTCCTTCGTCAGATCCGTTGATAACATAAAAATCTACTCCCAGTTCATCACATAATGCTTTTGCTACTGTTGTCTTACCAATTCCAGGAGGTCCGGCAAGTAATAGATTTGGTATTTGTCCTTGATTTACAAAATCCTGAAATGTTTTTTTAATACCTTCAGGTAGAATGCAATCTTCAATTTTCTTTGGGGCATATTTTTCGCACCAAAGAAAATGCGTTCGGTCAATGTTCATTTTATAAATAATAATGGAGCATACTTTTCAACCAACTATGATTATATACAAAATAGTCAATAAAGTAAATGGAGATTTTTATATTGGAAAAACCACCAAAACCAAAGAAGAAAGATTAAAAAGACATTTTTACAATGCTAACTACAACTCTCAAACATATCTACATAGAGCAATAAGAAAATATGGCAATTTACATTTTACCATAGAAGAGATAGAAAAACAAATATCACAAGATCAATTAGATAAAAGAGAAATATTTTGGATAAACGAATTAAAACCAACTTATAATATGACTACTGGTGGTGATGGTGGAGAAACCCATTTGTCACCAAACTTTATTAATGCTATGAAAAAATATCACCAAAGAAAACCAAAAAAAGAATATGCTACTTATGGTATGCTTGGAAAAAAATTTCCAGATGAAGCAAAGGAAAAAGTTTCAAAAGCAAATTCAAAACCAATAAGTATTGATGGAGTTGAATATAAAAGTATGAAAGAGGCTCAAGAAAATCTTAATTGGGGTAAACGTAAAGTTCAATATAGAGTCGATAGTTTAAATTATCCAAATTGTTTTAGATTATAAAATCATAATTTTTCCTCAAGTTTCTTACCCAATTTCCACCCCATATCACATTTATTACATCCTGTACCTCCACAATGATTACAAACCGGGTGATTTCTCATAATCAAATCCAATCAGGTTTCCGTTCTGGACGACGAAGATAATTATCGCACACCCAGGGTTTAGATGCAATATACATCTTATAAGCAGTGAAGGTATCAATGCTATCATCAAGTTTATATTCATCAGGCATTGCCCGAGTGAATTCTTTTACATTAGTATGCTCAGAAATGGAAATCTTAGCATTGTTATGAAAGATTACCATTGCTTCTTCCAGAGTATTCAAACAAGAGTGCCGTTTCTGATACCGATGTTCGTACTCAAAGCATAAATGTATTCCGTGCGTAATCAACCAGGCAAGATTGTAGTGATTATCTGCAGCCCATTTAGTGCAGGGATGATTACGAAAGGCACCCTTTACAGTATTATAAGGAGTGCCGTCTATTTTATTAATTGTGCCCCAATCATAGTACCACTTGGAGAAGATGATAGAAACCATCTGACAGGTCTCTAGGGGCATTTTCACAATGTGCTTATCAGGAAGTACTTGAGCAGACTTACTTGGAGACACATCAGTTACAAAAACATTCATAATATAAGATTGAAGTTCAGTCAGTATAAACGGAATCGGGTTCCATAGGAATAAAATAATCTAAATTATACCTTTCATTCGTAAATTGTGATATAAGTTTAGAAGAAATCACAACATCATAGGACGAAGGAATAATCTTAAGATTTTCTACCTTAAAGTTAAAAGTAAACTCTTGATTTGTTTCACCAACTACAATTGAATACTCATTTGATGTATCATTCTTTTTGTCACGAACAACCAAACGAATAACACCTGCATCACCAATTACAGAAAGGTCTTCTAACTGATAAACTGCTGCTGCTTTCTTGATTTTATCATATTGCGAATGTTCTAACTGAAAACATACATCCTTAGAAGGAAGTGAAATTTCTTTTTCTGGTGGAGAAACGATTACTTCAGGATCAGCAAAGAAATACTTAACACGACGTTTTCCTTCACGAATTACTACGTGACTATCATTTTCAAAATCAAGATCTGGGTCTTCATGAAGCGAAAGTCCATTCAAAAATTGATTGAGATCATAAATTGCAAAATCTTTAGGAAATTCTTCTTCAACTTTTGCTTCAGCAAGAACTGTCTTCATCACAGACATAGTGCGAAGTTTATTTCCTTTTCTTACAAGAATGGACTGATTGATGGAAGAAAAGTTCTTCAGAATAGCAAGAGTAGTATCAGAAAGTTTCATTGTTGTTCTTAGTTTGATTATTAAAACCAGCAAAGTGGTATAGAAGAATACCATAATGGATAATCTTCAGTGCGTCAAGGCGGGACATCCCATCCTTCTTACCAAAACGGGAAGAATACTTGATGAGATTATCACGGCAGAAAGGAACACCATCACCAATTGCATCAATCATATCAAGCACCTGAACCTTAGACTTTTCAGATGCATAGTGTGCATTATATGTACTTACAATATAATCATTCACTGCCTTTAGAGTTTCACCTTCACCGAACTTCCAAAAGTGTTCTTGATTTGATTTTTGTGAAGTATTCAAATTAACATCCTGTGTTTTTTTATTCAAATTAAATGACTGAGAACTAATAGTTGTACTGTGATTATTTCCAAATGATACTGCAGATGCGGGTGCCCCGAAATTAAAAACATCTGGAGAGGCATATGGATTTCCAGTCAAACTAAACCCATCATCTTCCCATCCAAACAAAATTGTATCATTTTTAGTGGAATATTTATCATCTTTACCATCAACACCTAACCAATACCCATCAGGAAGAAGACTTTCATAATCAGTTTCAAAATTTTCTTTTTTATCGGGAATTTCGGACATAATTTTTTCAAAGTTTACTTTTTTTAGTTTAACAAAGATGAGAAAAAAAGTCAAGTTATCATCTTAGAAAATCCTTTAGTTTTTTCAAATCGAATAACTTTATCAAACTTATCAATTAATTCATCTGTCTTATGTGAAATCACAAATACATTAGCATCTTTAATGACATATTTGATAATTTTAGTAAAATAATCTGTTCCCATATTATCAAGAGAACTATCAAATACCTCATCTAAAATCAATAAGTTTGTATTGATTGAATTTTTCATTCTTGCAATTTCTCTCCAGGTAAAAAGAATTGCGAGATTAATTCTCATCTTTTCACCTTCACTAAAACTTTCATATGTAAAATCTTCATGAATAGGAGATTTTATATTCTCTTTAAACTCTTCATCAAGTGTAAAGTTAATATAAAAATCCATCATTTGCAGATACTTATTAATCTGTTGGTTCATTAATGGGAGATACTTTTGAATAATTTTAGTTTTTACTCCTCCATCTTTCATTAAAACTTGAGCAAAATCAAAATAACTAACAGTTTCTTTATATTTTGATTTCTTTTTAAAATTATCGTTTTGTTGTTTTTTGAGTTTTTCTAACTTTTCGTGTTCAGTATTTCGATTTTCAAGTTGTTCGGTAATTGTTTGAATTTCATATTCAAGTTCCTGAATTTGCTTTTGATTGAATGAAATTCGAGTATTGTTTTGAGAAATCTCATAGTTGAGTTTTGTAATTTCTTTAGAAAGTATAATAAATCGACGTTCTCTTTCTTCTTCTTCTTTAATTGTATTTTCAAGTTCTTGAAATCCCTGTTGGAGTTCTTTTGCTTTATTTTGAGCATCAGCAATTCTATTTACACGAAACTCTTCATCAATTGTTTGAGTACAAGTTGGGCAAACCGTATTCTCACTAAAAAACTTATGTTCTTGAGTAATTGTAGATACTTTTTCAGAAATTTTTCCTTTTAGATTACCAAGTTTTTTGAGTTTATCAGTAGCACCAACAACCTCTTCTTGTTCATTAGTAAATTTTAATGTACTTTCATCAAGTGTAGTATTTTCAGAAATATAGTTGCCATTTTCATTCATTAAGTTTGTAATTTTTTTCTTATTGACATCTATTTTAGTATTTCCTCTTTTCTCCAACTCTTCAATAAATTCTTGTTGCATTAAAATCTTTTCTTCAATTGATTTTTCAAATAGAACAAACTCCTTAATCTTTTCATTAGAACTTCTTATCTTTTCTTTAAGAATTAAATTCATCGCAGAAAAGATTTTAATGTCCAACAAATCCTCAACAACTTCACGGCGATGTGCCGTTGAAAGTTGCATAAAGGGGACAAAAGAAGCACTACCAAGAATGACAATCTGAGTAAATGATTTATAGTTAAGTTTCAGTATTGTATCTTCTAATTGTTTCTGTTGATCTACTGTTGCTGCGGCTTGATTTTGTAATTCTCCATTTATCCAAATTTCAAAAATATTTGGTTTAATTGCTCTAATTACTTTATATTCTTTATTTCCAACACTAAACTCAACTTCTACTAAACAATCTTTTTCATTTGTAGAATTAACTAATTGTGATTTATTAATTTTACGAAATGCTTTATTGAACAAAGCAAAACACAAAGCATCAAGCATCGTACTTTTGCCGGAACCATTATGTCCAATAATTAAAGTAGTTATTTCTCCTGTAAGATTAATTTCAGTGGGAGTATTACCTGACGATAAAAAATTACGATAGGCTATTCGTTTGAATAAAATCATTTTGTCTTGGGGGTATTACAAATTCATCTGAATTGATTATAGCATAATGATATCCATACATCTCACAAGTGCGTATTGCGATTTCGTCTTCTACTTCAACCACCGACATTCTAGGATAATCTTCTGCTTCTAGCAATCCGGCATAACGTTCAGCATCATCTTCTTCTTCAAAAAGATATAATGCTTTTTCGCCATCATTATCTGTTACGGAATAGACACCTTCTTCTTCTTTTCCTTTGATTGCTAGTATATACATTATTCTAATTCTAATGCTTCTTTATAGACATCTCGAAGTAGTTTTTTAATCATCACCTTATTCAAATCAAACTCTGCTTCTTCTACATATTTATCCAAAATGGATAATGTATCTTCTGCTGATATTTCTTCGCAATTTACTTCTCCATCATTTATATCAATAATCTCAACAACTTTCAAATCAAGTGGATTTGCTTTTAGAATTTTATCAATAAACTTATCAAACTTTAATTGGTCTGATTTTTGACGAACAACCACTTTTACTATTTTTTCTTCAAGATATGAAGTATTAAACTTTTTATAATCAGTATCTTCATAATATATCCGTTCAAACATATTATAAGGATTTTTGAAATGTTCTAATTCGTATGTATCAGTATCAAAAATATGAAAACCTCTTACATCATCTACATCATTCCAAAACATTTGATATGGATTTCCCAGATAATGAATTCTACCATCATCACTTTTAGTATGATAGTGTCCAGAATACACTTTATCAAATTTTTTGAACACACTTGCGTCCATTCCTTCTGCTTGAATGTGTCCAGGATAAGCAGCAAATCCAGCCAGTTCTAGATGCCCAAATACAACTTTTGCTTCTGTATTTTTTAATAGTTCATCTGTTTCCCTTCGATTGTCTGTACAAATCCAAGGAAGCATTAAAGTATCCAATCCATCAATACAAAATTCTTTTGGACTTGAAATAGGTATTACATTTTCATATTCTTGTAGTAATAAATC